GACCTTGAACATCGTTACCTTTAAATGCAAGTTGAATGAACTTCTCTTCCAACCTGACAGCATTCTCAGCCATAGAATAAATCTTTGACTTGAGTTCGTCGTTCACGATGCGAGGATGTTCCTCACAAAACTCACGGAACAACTTTGAGTTACCTTGTACGTGAATGGTTTCATCACGGATGGACCACTCTACGATTGTCGCCATACCCTTCATCTTACCGAACCTCTGGAAGTTCAGTAGCATGACAAACGATGCGAAGACAGACATGCCTTCGTTGAACACTGACTGCGCTAACGCGAGTGCAAGTCCGGTGTGAGAGTTCGTTTCACCCTCTTTCATAAAATCAATCTTGTCTGCCATTTCCTTGTACTCTAGGAACTTGTGAAAGTCTTCGTCTGGCAGACCAAGTGTATCATTGAGAAGTGCGTACGCACGTTGGTGTACTGCTTCTCTTGCCGCAAACGATGACAACATGTTGCGGACTTCGTTGTTCTTGAACTTTGGTATCAACAGTTCGTGGTAGTTCTCCCCTACCTGTACATCTGACTGCGTGAATAGTCGCAGTACATGAGTAATAAATTCTTTCTCTGACTCAGACAGTTTGGTCTTCCAATCTTGTACATCTTCTGACAATTCTGCTTCATCTTCAATCCAGTGTATTTCCTCGTGTTTTTTTGATAGTTCAACCGCCCAAGGATACTTGAACGGTTTGTATGTTTCGGACGTTTTTAGTAATGACATACTAATCCTTTATTTGAATTGTTTATTAACCCTCGCAGGCCCGACATTCGTCGCCACCGTCACTTGGTTCGTACTCCACTTCACCCTTTAGATGCATCATAAGATCTTCATAACCACCTATGTACTTGCCTTCCAGATAAATTTGAGGAACTGTCTCGACCTTTCTTCCTGTAACCTCTGCGGCAGACTTCTTTATCTCCTCAAGGTCAACGTAGTCATAATCTATGCCGCGTAGCGACAGTTCCTCTGCGGCCATTTTACAATACGGACAATCTTTTTTTCCGTAAAGTATGGTACGGTTGTCGTCTTGTAACGCAACCCGTTCCACTTTGTCTGATACCGTCTCCGCACGAGACTTTGCCTCTGTGCGCAAATAGTACAGACCTTTCAATCCTTTCCTCCAGGCCGTGAAATGCACCTTGTTAACATAACGTTTCGGTGTTCCTGACGGGAAGAAAAGATTAACCGACTGACCCTGACAGATGTACTGTTGTCTGTCAGCCGCGTGTGTCACTACCCAGTTTTGATCCAGTTCTTGTGCAGTCTTAAAGACCGCCTTCTCACCTTCATTTAAGAACGGTAAGTGTTGAACCGATCCCTTGCGGGTAATGATACTAGACCACGTAGATTCGTTGTCCTGACCCTTCTCTTTGAGTAGGGCCGTTAGATACGAGTTCTTCACCAAAAACGAGCCTGCGCGAGTTCTATGCGTATAAGCACATGCCTTCAATGGTTCAATTGATGGTGACGTGGATAAGATGACTCCCGACGACGCGTTAGGTGCTATTGCTAGTAGATGGGCATTGCGCATCCCTGAACCTAAACCGTCTGAGTATTCACCCCGCTCTTTCGCAAGGAGTCTTGATTCTTCTTTTGCTTCGTGATTGATATGTTCAAACACGACATTATTTATTTCTCGGGCTTTGTCAGATTCCCAAGCAACAAAGTGTTTCTGTAGGAGTGAATGGAAACCCATTGCTCCAAGTCCAATGCTTCTTTCACGTGCCGCCGAATAACGGGCGCGGGAAATACTATCTGGCGCATGACCGATGAAGTATTCGAGAACGTTATCCAGCATACGAATAAGATCCCGCACGATATTAGTGTCTTTCCACTCATCATAGTATTCCAAGTTTAGTGATGACAAACAACATACCGCAGTCCTGTCTGGACCTGTCGGCAAGTGAATCTCGTTACATAGGTTTGACCCGTGAATCTTTAGTCCTTTCTCCTTTAGTGGCATTGGGAGCGCACGATTCGCAGTGTCAATAAAATTCAAGTACGGTTCTCCCGTACGGAAACGTACCTCAAGGATTCGTTCCCATAATTTACGCGCATTGACAGAATCTTTCACAATACCATCTTTTGGGTCACGTAAGTCAAAATCTGTATTGTTGATCACCGCAGCCATAAACTCATCGGTGATGTTGATCGCATTGTGTATGTTCAGCGCCTTACGTTGTACGTCGCCTGTAGGAATGCGAATGTTTAGAAATTCCATGATGTCTGGATGATGCACATCCAGATACGCCGCATAAGACCCCTTACGTGTCTTGCCTTGGCGATACGCGATCATGTCTGCATCTACTGTGTGTAGAAACGGAATCGGGCCAGGCGCGATGTCAGAGACCGTACGCACGTCTCCCCAGTGTCCACCGACACCACCACCCATTACGGATAACCAACGCAGCTCCGAAGAGTGTTCAATCAGTCCTTCAAGAGTGTCTGGGACATAGGTAAGAAAACAAGAGATGGGAAGTCCGCGAGTGTCCGCGCCTTCTTTGGGTGCGTTTGACAGAACCGGAGACGCAAACATAAACCATTTCTTTGAGGCATATTCATAAAGCCTCTGCGCTAGATACGGATCTACCTGATCTTGATATGTTGACCACGCTTCTGCAGCTCTTGCGTACGCATCTTGGGGCGACTCTTCACCCTCAATCATATAGAAATCTTTTAACATACCTATCGCATAGTCTGTTAACAGATCATCGCGATCGTAATTCACATCTACTTTCATTTTTTATTCCAAACTGTAGAGATTATCTTCTCAAAGAAAAATAACCATTTTCAAGTATTTTTGGCGCTATTGATTCGTAATTACGAATGTCTTTCAGATAGTATATATGATCTGCGGCTTTCGCCCAAAGACCATCTTTCGGGTCTTTCTCGAATACCTTATACCATCTTTGCAACCACTCTTCAGAAGATTCTGGATCTCTCCTCACGGAGTTATGAACCCACTTAATGTACTGTTCCTCCGTGACAACCGACACGTCTAGATAGATGCCTTGTTCACGACATTGGAACTTTGCACGAGACCACCTACTACCCATTGTGGCGTCTATGAAATCAGACACCAATATGATGTATGCAGTGTCTTCTCTGACTGAACAATACTTGACAGTATACTCGGTAAGTGTGGTCTTGTCAAGGTTAGATATGACTTTATATGCCTTGCTGTTTGTTTTCAAATTGTTCAGTGCTGAGGACATATTATTTTGAGTAATCATAAAAGGGTTCATCTTCTTGATAATCATAGTTTTCTACGATCATCTGTTGGCCAGTGTTCCAGAATTTTTGACAACAATCTATGATATAATCAAGTTGTTCTTTTTTGTCAAACAAACCTTCCCATAAGAGATGATTTGAAAACGAGAGAGAAGGGTCTTCAGTTAGAAATCTACTGCAAGCAAAATCTTCACCGACATAACCTTTCATAGGAACATAGACAAGCCTAGATTCATCATATGACGGAAGTATCATATTCGGATCTTCATTTGAGGATTCTAGTAGGATAATTTTAAAATCTAAACAGTCTATAATCTTCATGACCAAACCTTTAATTTGACGTAGAAGTATATAGTATTTTGGAGTACTTGTAAAGGGAGATATTAGATTTTTTTTGGTAGGAGTCTGCGCAAAATCTTGACAGCGTCTTTGCGCTTATTTTTACGATCGTACTTTTTACGTATGATGACGGTAGAAGAATCGTCACCTGCGCCAGGCACACCACTGGTATTATTGGTGATTTCTTCATCAAACTGTTTTATAAACTCTCGATACGTCTTCATTTCGCAATCTCATTTGCAGAGAACAAAACTCTGCGGCCGGTTTTAATATGTGTGCCTTCGTAAACTGGGATGCCCAAGATATCGCAACTTAGGTTATTTTCTTCCACACGAATCTTATCGTCTTTTCGGACTATCTCTTCTGCCTGATCTGTCATCGTGTCATTTTGTATGCGGTAGAGGCCAGGACCCAAATTCCCGTCTGACATTACATACCACTTAGAGTTCTCTAGTAGAGCTTCCATTAGATCAATGCCTGTCTCTTCGTGTATCTTTTGGATTTGATTGTCGGACAGTTCGCCGTGTTCTTTGATCAACGCAAGTGCAGCGCCGTATCGTGCGACAATAGATGATCCGCCAGGCACCTTTGCCATAAGCCTCTTTAGATTGAATACAAGACGATGGAATGCGGTGTAGTGCGATCTGTATGCGTCACGGTTATCCATTGTGTCCATAGAGAAATCTTTTCGTTTGTTTCCGTCCGCGTCAATGATACCCGCCTTAAATGCGTTGGTATCCTCGAACTTAGTCACGAGTAATTTCAAGAAACGAATTGTATAGACGATGTCCGCCGCTGACTTAAGGATTCCCATTAGAGTGCTCTCAATTTATCTATTACGTATTTATCCATTTCTATGCCTGTGATGTCTTCGGTTCGTATTGCGCGAAGAAATACCAAAAAGGGTTTGAGGGTAGTCCATTGTTCTAGAGGTATTTTAAGGGCGAGCATCTCTACTCCAGCCTCGTGACCAAATACGTTGAAAATGACGATGAGATGATTGAGTATTAATCTTTCTGCTAGATCGCCATTTTGATGATACCGATTAATCAATCGTTTAACATATTTAAATTTTTTCAGGTCGTCAAAAAACTCTTCACCGTCAATGTGCTTAGGGTTATAGTAATGTTTGGCAGCATACACAACCAAATTGTTTTTTGTTAGCTTCATGATAAAGACTTTAGAAGTGTGGTCAGATTTATTTAGACGCACAAAAAAACCGCAGTATCAACTGCGGTTTCAAAAGAATAGTTAGATTACTCTGAATCTTTTACTTCGAAGATGTAAGGTACGTCTTCTGCAGGTTCTACTACTTTAGGTTTTTTCTTGACTGGAGTAGGGTTTTTGGCTTCATGCCATTCTGCAATCTGTTCCTTAGAGAAGTTCTGCATTTTTAGAACTTCGCCGGTATATGGGTCTAACCAACCAGCCCTAGAAGGAACTGCGTTACTACACCACTTAGGAGCCTTGATCATATTACTTTCCTTTTACTGGATTGATGACTGACTTATCACCATTAGATAGATTGTCTGCACCACTTCGTGCAGGCGCTTGTTTCTTGACTGCCTTAGCAGCAGCAAAAGTTTTCTTATGACTATCTTCTTCTTCGCCTTCAACTTTCTTATCAGACTTCTTGTGCATACCAATGACTTTCTTGTCATGTTCAGAAGAATGATCATCATATTTTTCAGGAGCAAGTGCGCCTTTCTTAGGATTTGCGGCTTCAGCAAATGCCGACCACATATCTGCAAACGATCCACGTAGGTCTAGACTCTCGATCTTGGAGATCTCTGATTTCTTATCAGCAGTCTTAGGGTTTTTCTTGACAGGATTCTCTTCGTCATCCTTTGCATCGATCGCGTCGTCCGTTGCGGCACGCTTCTTGTGTAGGTATTCGTCAGAAGAATCTGTATCGCCATCATTATCGATGTCCTTGTCTTTACGATCTTTGAACTTCTTATCGTTCTCTTTATCGTCTACCGGATCAAGTTTCTTCTCAGACACTTCGTGATAACCTTTGTTATCGCAGTGATCACAACCTTTGCCTTCACACTTAGGACACTCTTTCTGTCCTTCTTTGTAAGTTTTTTTGCCACAGGCTTCGTCTAGTTCTGGTTCGACTTCTTCTTTAACAGTTCCGGACACACGCAATGCTGCGATGAACGCCTTGGCTTGTGGACCTTTGATGCCCGCTTTAGCCATTGCTTTATTGATAGCACCGCGATTCCACGGTCCCATGTTTACTGCTTCCTCTAGAGTTTCCTCTGCCTGAGGCTCGGAGACCATTCCCAAATACGCCTCCATAATTTTAGTGATATCTGACATTATAGTCTCCGTTAATTAATTATGCATCAAAGAAAATTTTGATGACTACACCGGCAAAGATTGTTGCAGATAATGTAATAATGTACTGCATTACTTTAACAGTCTTTCCTTGTTCTTGAACATTATCTTCGATTTCGTCCATTCGAGTTGAGAAACGATTCATACGTTCAAAGTGTTGTGAGTTCGCTTTCTCAATGTTAATAAGCTTTTCTTCCGCTCTTGCAAGATCAATCATTGCATCGGAAAGCTTGTCTATTTTGTCCTCGATTCTTGCGAGGCGTTGCTCTTCACGTTGCACATGCTCTTGTAAAATTTGGTTGTTATCTGCCATGTCTCGATCAGCCCATTAGTATTGATAATATAAGTCATATGATAATTATTATATAATTAGTTGACTTATGGTTTAAGGTTTGTGTTTATTTATAACAATCAATTACCATGCGCGACACGACCAATATCGTGCCTTCCACTTCGGGCCAGGATCTGCACAATTGTGCCTAGCTCGAAAACTTTTACGACGAGCAGGGTTGTCTTTTTTAATCTCCATATTCGGATCACCGAATGAGACCTTCACGACATTTCCCTTCTCGTTCTTTGTATACACGTAGAACTTCTTAGACCCACCACGTACAGGTTTGTTCAATGTAACAGTCTTACCCTGATACTCTGCTTCGGTCAGTTCTAACTCTTCGTCGAGAGACTTACACGCCTCACAACATCTTTCTTCTACATACTGTTTAAACTTTTTCATTTTGCAAGTAATGCCTTTGCTTTGGCGCGATCGTGGAAAGCGAATGTATAAGACTTACCATCTTTTTCGTCCTTGACCACATAACCAGTTTTGGTCATCTTAGTGATCTTACCCATTCTCTTATCGCCATTCTTAGGTTCGTAGAAATCAACACCTCTTCCAACATTGATTGAGTTCTTTGTCTCTGCGCCCATGCCTTTAGTTGCAAGAGTTCGGTAGTTCTCAACAATAGGTTCAACTTCTTCACGCA